TTCTGTCTTTTGTCGCTGTTTCTGAATTGTAAAAGTACTCTGTTAGTGTTTGTTGAAAGAAATAGTGCGCCGACGCCTACGATTCCTTTATAAGGTTCTATAGGACTAGTGTCCAATATCCTGGGTTGTACTCGCCCTCGTAAATGCTCATCCATAGTTTGCCTGTCCACCTGTAAACTTTATTAGTATTTAAGTTCTTTGATGTGGCTATGGTATCTGTATTGGCACTAGCATCAAAACTAATTGTCCATCCGGTTGAACCATATTCTATAATGTCATTTGCCGAAGCAACTACATTCCAATTTGTGTACCCATCACCTAAATCTTCTGTGATAAGGTATTTCTGGCCATATGCTAAGTCTGGTAAAACACCATCGCCTGGATAGTTTTTAGTAGGATCTATAATTTTATTCACATCACCTATTGACGATGCTGGCAAAGTATCAGTATCTAAATTAAATACTAATTGTGTCTCATCAGCAGGGTTAATAGCAATAGTACCTGCTATATCCTGTGTGTCGTCGTCTAGATCATCAATGATTTTTAATTTTAATAAACTAATACTATCTTGGACTTCCTTGTCGTACATCTCTAATAGCGGTGCCCATTTTTGCGGATTAACTCCGGCTTCGTCATACAATGTTATTGCACTTCCTACTACTTGTATTCTATAATTACCCGGAGTAACAATTACTCTAGATGTTAAGTCAAAGTTTCTAAAGAAGTCGTATATGTCTTCATCATAACCGATATCGGTTAAATTCTGACCGTTAAAGTCAGCAAACACATTAGTTTGTATTTCATGTATTATGCTTTGACGTTTAACTTTAGCAGGTGGATTAATCCAAATTGGTAATTGGAAAGTTAGTGTTGATACATCAATTTGTTCGTCAACACCCTGCGGTAATGTTCTGTTATTAAACTGAATGTCTGTTAATTCTACTTCAACAATTTGTGTCCAATCAAATGGATTAGTATTTTGCTGTAATTGTATTGTAGGATTAAACAGTACTAAAATTTGTTCCATAAGTTGTAACTTAGTATCTGTATTTGGTGTCCAAATATCAACTTGCATACTTAGGTTAAAGGGAACAGGCATATATCTATTAATAGTATATTGATTGCCTTGTTCATTGCTATACGATTGTGTAGCATCGTCGTACTTTCTTTCTGTTACTGACTTGGTATCAGTAAAGAACGGATCTTGTGTTCTATCTCTTGCTAGTGCTAGACTGGCTATGCTTACACCTATAAATGGTGTACTGTTAATTACGTTCTCAGAATTTTCTCTAAGTAAATGCGAAACCATTCTGCTTGGATCAGCATATCTAACAGGCACAGTATTATATCTAATATCTTCGCCATCGCGTCCGCCTTCTGCTACTTTAAAAGCATGAAATATTCTAATAAATTGTAGAATATATCTTCTTACTTGTTCATCATACCAATATTGCATTTTTAATTATCCGTCTCAGGTTTAACAATTTTACTAACGTATGTTCTTTCGTTAGTAATTGATTTGTCTGTGTTATTCGTTTGTGTGGTATTGTTAATAAACCCATCTAGGATTCTATTAGCACTTGAGAATACTTGTTTGCTATCATCAGCAACTTTAACCCAACGAGTACCTTGTTTTTTAAATATTCTACTTGGAGAAAAGTCTGTTCTTAAGAAATAGTCACCGTCCACTGATGCTAATGGGAAAGAAATACCACTACCAAGTAGTGTAGCACCGTTAGGCGCACCATCTATTGTACCAATAAACGGTTTTCCTTTAGCATTTTCATCTACATAAAGATGTGCTCCATCGGCATAGTAAGGGTCATTTGGTACTTCATTTTCTGCTTGTTGCATTATAGCATCAGAAATATCAATTTCGTCCTTGTATGTACTAATGACGTTTCGTAAATCATCCTCTTCGTCACCATATCCAATGATATCTCTGTATTCTTGTGAGTCTGATATTGGACCTAGTTTAATTCTCCACATGTGTGGCCACCAGTTTGGATCAAATCCCTCTGACGGTCTGCTGGCGTCTGTTACTACATAAAACCTGTTAACAGCATCTTTGCGATCATCTAATAATAAATCATCTCGTAAATGCGGTAGTTCTATAACATCGCCTGCCATTAATTTTCTGCCTAGTGTTTCCACCATAGTATCCATATGAAAACTCATAAAAAGTGTGTCGTTTGATAAAAACATACCAAATTGTGTCATATCAAAGTCGTTATCGCCTACATTATACGCACCACGCAATTCAAAAATATCGTCGCTGTATTTCCTATCTCTATTCTCTAGGAATAAAACATCTTGGATAAACGTTTCACCTGATCTTTGATCACCGTCTGAACCGTAATTGTTTCCTTCTTGTGGTTTAGTAAAGTCTTTTGTGTCGCCTTGATCGTGTACACCTATATATTTGTGTACATTTACACCAGTACCGCCTGCGTATATATTTTCCGCAACAATACCGTCGACAAACTTGTAGTCGTTTCTTTTTACCGGGTTCCATAAACTTATTTTTGGCATAACTGTATTTATCAGATTGACAACGGATAAGAAATTTGCTATTATACTGTTTATGGAAATATATGAAATAGTAACATTAGCAGTTGTACTTGTAGGTTGTTCGTGGAACGCATACTACATCGGTAAACGTGAAGGCAAAAAGGACGCATCTCAAGAAGCAATGATTGGCACCCTTATTTTTGCTAGAGACAAACTCTTACTTAAAGACCGTGAAGACATTGTTTGGCAGTATCTTACAGACGATATGGCCATTATAGTAAAAATGGTAGTTGATCGCAAGATTTGATCTATTTGACACCGTTTTTGCCAGAAAAATTATATATAGTTTTTAAAATGAGTAATTATTGGTATGGCTAGAAAGAAAATAAGATCAGTTTACGTTACAGTTGAACCTAAATGGAAAGAACTGAAACTCCTCACAGATCCTGATGAACAAGCAAAAGCATTTCGCAGTTGCGAATACTTTGTGCGTACAGAGATCAATAAAACAAAATCAATGCCCATTGTAAAAGAATGGGTTAAAACACATTCAGGCTGGAAACCAGAAGAAGTAAAAATTATACTTGCTAACCCAGATTGGGCATTTAGTTCATATGCTACATCAATATACATACACCACATGCTAGGGTATATGCCAGAGAAGATTAGAGAGCATTACGAAAAAAGAAAATCTGAATGGATCACTAGAGGTAGAAAAGCATTAGCAGAAAAGAAAGATAAAATAGAAGAAAAGAAGTTAAAGCCTGTAATCAGTATACAGGATAGGATGAAAGAACAAGTATCTGATTTATGCGGAGACTTCGAAGGCTTTTTAGATGAAATGGTTGATGGCGCAAAAACTATTAAAGATTTTGATCCATTTAAAATGATGATGTCATATCAACCTGAAATTAAAGGCCCACATGCTAAGATTATCAAAGAAGAATTTGTCGCACAACATAACGAAGCACTAGAAGTATTAGAGTGGAAAGACGATGACCTTAAAGAAGCATATGGACATTTTGATCTTAAGATGCGTAAAGCCTTCGTTAAGTACTACGAAACTATTAATACTGCTTGTGATACCATTATTAAAACAAAAGCGACTACACGCAAGGCTCGTAAGCCTAAAGCACGGTCTAAAGAGACTATCGTGAAGAAATTAAAGTATCAAATTAATGATCCACAATTTGCTTTAGCAAGTTTGCCAGCAACAGATGTTGTTTATGCTAACGAAGTTTGGGTGTACAATACTAAGACTAGAAAGATTGGTGTGTACAAAGCACTTAACACAGATCCTAAAAACCTACAACGACCAGGTACTGGTATAATGGTTAAAGGTACAACACTACAAGATTTTAACGCAGAACAAAGTGTACAGAAAACACTAAGAAAGCCAGCAGAAATGCTTCCGCAGTTTGATGCTGGTAAATTAAAGTGTAAGAAGTCATTTGAGGAGTTAACCACAACACCTACTAAATTGAATGGTAGATTCAATGAGCATACTATTATACTTAAGACTTTTTGATAAATAGTTAATATGAGTGCAACCGAAACCCCTAGGGATAAATTAATAACCGAAATCAAACTTCGTTTAGGCGATGGTATGATAGATGTGGAACTAGATCCAGAACACTATAATCTAGCAATAGACAGAGCAATACAAACTTTAAGAAGTAGGAGTGATTCTGCTGTTGAAGAAAGTTATGCTTTCCTCGGCACACAAGTTGACACCCAAGAATATACTTTGCCTAGCGAAGTATTAAACATTCGACGCATTTATCGTAGAGGTGTTGGAGGCGGAAATATCGGAACAGGCACAAACTTTGATCCATTCGATGTTGCTTTCCAAAATACATACCTGATTAACGCAGGTGTTGTAGGTGGACTAGCAAACTACGACGCATTTACGCAGTACAAGGAAACACTCAACAGAATATTTGGTGGTGAATATGACTTCACTTTCAATTCCAGTACTAAAGTATTAAAAATATTAAGAAAGATATCAGTAGCAGAAGATATAATGATGCAAGTATCAAACTTAGTACCCGAACAAAGTTTACTTCAGAACGAATATACAAGACCGTGGATGGCCGATTGGGCATTAGCAGAAGCAAAAATGATGTTAGGCGAAGCAAGAAGTAAATACTCTTCAGGCTTACCTGGACCGGGCGGTGCTGTACAGTTAAACGGCGAGGCTTTAAAGCAAGAGGCCGCTTCTGAAAAAGAAAGACTCTTAGTTTCTATAATTAATATGGAAGAAGGCAATAGAAACTACGGCTTTATAATTGGATAAATGAATACAATAGGGATATTAGGTAATATAGGTTCGGGCAAAAATACTGTAGCACAATATTTAGCAACCAAAGGGTGTATCCCAACATCATTCGCAGGACCAATCAAAGACTTATGTACTAGTGTTTTTGGCTGGGATAGAGAATTACTTGAAGGCGAAACAGATGAAAGTAGAGAATTCAGAGAAGGTATAGACTTATACTGGAGCAAAAAACTTAAAATATCAAATTTTACACCTAGATTAGCATTACAGTTAATCGGTACTGATGTAATGCGTAATCATTTTGATCCAGATATTTGGTTAAATAGTTTAGAATATAGAGTAAAAAAATTACATAACCAAAATGAGTGCGTAGTAATCAGTGATTGTAGATTCAAAAACGAGTTAGAACTAATTAAACGTGTAGGCGGTACAACTATACTAGTACAACGTGACGAAAAACCAGAATGGTACGACATAGCATTAGCGGCCAACAATGGCGATGCTGTAGCAAAGCACATAATGAGTAGAGATTTTCCAAACGTTCATTCAAGTGAATACGACTGGATTGGTTGCGATATTGATTTTACTATTAACAATAATGGCACATTAGAAGAACTATATGCTAACATAGACGTAGTATTAGATAAACTTCCACAAAAACCGCAAATATTTAACGATAACGGACTAGAAATAATTTAGAGACTTATTTATCATCTTAAGCAATTTTTGATGATTTGACATTTCTATAATACCGCAAATATACAAAATATTCATAAATACTGTTAACCAAATAAGGTATAATAGGAGAATATTATGGCAACATTAGTATCACCTGGTGTAGATATCACCGTATCAGACGAAAGTTTTTACAGTCCCGGCGGACCTGGTACAGTACCTTTGATTATATTGGCAACACATCAAGATAAAACAAATCCTGATGGTAGCGGCATAGCCGGTTTTACTAAGTTAGCAGAGGCAAGCGAAGTCAAACTCATTACAAGTCAAAGAGAACTTCTACAACAGTACGGAAACCCAACTTTTTACAGTACGGGCGGAACACCTTCACATGGTAATGAACTTAACGAATATGGCTTACTAGCGGCGCATAGTTTCTTAGGATTGGCTTCAAGAGCATACGTTCTTAGAGCAAATGTCGATCTTAACGAATTAAAACCTTTAGCAAGTGCACCAAGTCCTGCTCCGGCAAACGGAACAGTATGGTTAGATAGTTCAGCAACTAAGTGGGGTATTTTCAAATATAACACGTCTACTTCTAAATACGAAGAATTCGCTACACCTTACATCTTCACAAAAGACGATGTATCAAGTGGGGGAGCACCTAAGAACTCAGTAGGTAAAGATGGCGACATCGCAGTATTAGGAATTGACAGCAGTGGTAATGCCATTGCAAACATTACATATTATTACAAGTATTCAAGTGCTTGGTATGATATGACAAC